AACTTCTACTGGAAGTTTAGCACTGTCTGTATATTCTAACATACCAAATCTATGATTATCAGCAGGTAATGTTGTTTGACCGAATATACCGGATAAGGCTACAGTTGCAGTGGCTTGTGTTTCAAATGTAGCTATTTTTTCTTGTAGCAATTTAACTCTGTTTGCGTATTCTGTATCGTTACTAGGTTGTCTTAACATTTGATTTAAGTTTTCAAAGTAACTTTCAAATATTTCTAATTGTACTTGAGTACCAAGTTTGTTAAACTCATACGGTGTTAAATAACCTCTTTGTTCTTTATTAAGAATAGTAAGAACAGTAGTATATACAGTGTTTACGTTTATTGCCATTTTAATATTTTAAAAAGGGTAGCATAAACTACCCTTAATTATAATCACTTGTTATTTGAATTTTTTCTCTATTGATTTGTAAACTTCCATACCTTCATCAGTCTTAAACCAAGCGGCCATAGCTGAATATGGATTTTCATCAAACGGAACATTCATTAATTTTCTACCATTGCTTTTCCAAGTAAAGCTTCTTTGATCTTGTGAAAGGTCTATTATTCTTTCTTCAACAGCTCTGATAGCAAAATTTCTAAGAATTACATTTTCATCATTTGCTAAGTTAATAAATAACTCTGGATTTCTTTTTGCAAATAACAATAAATCTCTTCTAAGCTCTTTAGATGATAAAGAACTAACAGATGATCCAACCTCTACTCTTAATATTGCCTCAGCTTGCTCAATATCCATTTCATAAGCCATATTCATAGCTTGTATTTCATATTGTAAATCTTCAAACTGATCCTCTGCTTCTATTATTGGATCAAACTCTTGAAATATAACACCTTTGTGAGGGTGTTTATCTAAAAATTCTTGTAAATTTCTTTTTTCTTTAGGAACAAATAAATGCCCAGTATTAAACATTACATGTTTTAACGTAGCTGCTCCTTTTTGTTCATCAACAAATATACTTTTCATATTAGTAGCATATCTCATTTCTCTTTCATATCCTTGCTCTGGATCAAACCATACTAAAGGGTATCTTTTAGAATGTCTACTTGGTATAGTATATGTTAACGGTGTTTTATTACCTACTAAGTAATAGTTTCTATCTTTGTATTCCCAGTTATCTACTGGTTTAGCTGCAGCCTTCTTGACTGGAGCCTTTTTTGTTTTTGTTTCTTCCATAATATAATATAATATAAATTAATAAAGACCCCGCCGAAGCGGGATCTTATTATTGTTTTTTAAGATAATGCTTCAATATCTGTAGCAGTAACTTTAGAACTTAACTCTACTAATGGAGCTGGGCCAGTAGCCCCTTCCATTACGTCGATAGCTTTTACAACAGTAAAAACATCTGTAGCTGTTAAGTTAGAAGCACCAGTTATTTGTACTTCTTTATTAGCTATATATCCTATAACTACTTTGTTTGATGTTAACTTAACTGAACCTACACCATCGGCAGATACCACATCAAATTGACCACTAGCTTTTGCTAATTTTATGTGTCCCATAATTTCTATATTTTAAATGTTAATAAATAATTAAGCTCCTTTAAATAACACGAAGTTATTAGCAGCTTGTGTAATTAAACATCTTTCAGATAAGAAATTAACTCTCATTGTATCTAAATCAGTAGTGTAAGCACCACCAACAGATCCAGTGATCCACGCTTTAAATCTTCGATCTTCAGTTTCAGAAGCTCTATATCTTACGTGTAAGAAAGGACGTCTGATATTTGATCCTAACATTTGATCATATACTGTAGATGTACCAGCAGGTATCATAACACCATCAATAGCGTTAGACATACCTCTTGTAGTAGCATCGTTTAAGTATTTCCAGTCAGTTTTATAGAAGTCATAAGAACCTCTTCTGAAACCAGAGAAACCAAAGTTAAGTGCCATTTCAGCTTCGTTATCAAATAAACCGTAAGAAGCAGCGTTAGTTGAAGCATAACCACCATTTGTAGCAGCTAACATATCGTCAAAATCAAGAGCAGTTTGTCTTGATAAGAATAACATATTTTCTTCAATAGCACCTTGCTTATCTAATTGCTTTAAGATCTCATCGAAATCTCCTAATGCACCTGAACCAGGAGCAGCAGCACCAGCAAAACCAGAGTATACATTACCTCTTGATTCGATAGCAGCAAATAAACCTTCAGAACCTTTGATATTTTGAGCAGCACCACCTGGTCCAAAATTAGCACCAAAAGCTACTGTGTTAGCTTGAAGCTCACCTTCAACCATAGCCATTTCTAAGTAATCTTCAAATCTTAATCTTGTTTCAGACTCAGACTTTAGATACCATAAATAACCAGATGTTCCGTCTTCAGTAGCAACTTCAATCCAACCTATTTGAGCAGTGTCAGATCCACTTAATTCGTAATTATCTTTTAAGATAATTGGTGAATTAAAGTATCTCGTAAAACCTGGCTCAATAGCTCCAGTCATTCCGTTACTTCCTTTTGGAAATTCAGATCCATATACGAATACACTACAAGTACCTCCAGTAATAGCGGCAGGTACACCAGCAGCATTTGTTTCGTATAAAATACAATCAATTGTATAACCGTTAGTAGTTACACCAGAAGTTCTATCAGTTACTAAAGCTTTAGCAGAAGATAAACCTGTAGCGTTATCAGTAATTAAGATAGTGTTACCATCTCTAATTGCTGAAGTAGCTGGGTTATCTGCACCAGGCGTAATAGTAATTGTAATTAGTGAACCAGCTCCAGCTGCTACAGCACAATTATCATATGCAATGTGTAATCTATTTTGTTCAGACCAAATTACTTGATCCGATGTCATTGGCATTTCAGCGCCAACCATTCGTAGGAAACCAGCTAATGTTCTGTTTCCGTATCTCTCTACCTCTTGCTCATAAAGCTCTGGTAGATATTGTTGTGCCCATGTATCAAAGTTTGCGTCAGCAAAATCAATATAGTTATCCTGTACGGTAACCTGATTTGGCATTGGCTTAATTGATGCAGGGAAAGCACCTCCTGATAAACTCATGTTTTATTTTTTTATTATGATTTTTTCTTAATTTTCAACCTTGAACTATCAACTCCAGTAACGGCTCTTACTTTCCAGCCATTAGGCATAGTAGACTCAGTAGCTACCGGCCTTGTTTCATTATTAATGTTTTTAGATTTTGCTATAACATCTCTAGTTGCATCGGCTTTACCTTGCTCGTAAAAATGTTGCGCTAATCTATCTGCATTTCTAGCTGCATAAATTGCCTTATGATAATCTTCCATATTAGTAATATTTCCTTCTTTATCAGTAAATTTACTAATAAATTTAGAAACATCCGTTTGGGTGTTTATCATTTCTTGTGGGTTTGAAACGCTGTATCTAAAAGCTTTTTCTCCAACATTAAATTCAAAACCTTTGAATTGTTCTTGAAAATAGTTTTTTGTATTGTTTACAAACTCATTTCTTTTTTCTGTTATTTGTTGTTGTTCTTGGTTGTATCGTTGGAAAAAGTCCATAGCTTTTTTCTGCTCGTTAGTAACAGATGGCCTCAACTTGATTTCATCATAATATTTACTTTTCATTTGCTCTAAAAAGTTCTTGGCTTTTGCAACTTCTTCTTTGTATGCAAGCTTTTGCTTACGTACAAATCTTTCTTCGTCCGCTTCTTCATCATAAGAAAAGTTATCTTCCATTACGAAGCTAACTTCTTCATCATTTAGATGCGGTCTAGTTTTTTTATAATATTCTCTTACAAGTAGTTTGTCATCATACTTGCTATAATCTTTATTTAAAGTAACGTAATCTTCTACAGTTCCACCTGTATCTTTCATGAAAGTAACTAGTTTTTCTACATTTGTAGGTAGTTCAGTACCAGAAACTCTTTCATCTCTAATAGCTTCTTGAGCTTTTTTCTCTAACTCTTTAGCTTCTTCTTTTACTGGTTTTTCATGTATTACCTCGAGCTCTTTGTTCTCATCTTTGTTTTCGACCTCTTTGGTAATTTCTTCAAGTCTTGGCTCGGATGCTCTCTCCTCCACTTTTTCCACATCTTTGGTTTGTTTATTCGCATCCACGACTCCTGTGCTTTGCTCTGGAACGGCATCTTCTTTTATTTCTAATTTAGTTACTTTTTTTTCCTGTGTTAACTTTTTAGGTCTACCAGGTTTTCTTTTCATTTTGAGAGGTTGCTTTGAATCCACCTCTGCCTCTGTTTTTACTTTTGACATAATATAATATAATATAAGTTATTAAATATTTAAATCTTGATTTTGTTCAAAATTTATGGGTAATAAGTTGTTTTGTTTTTGATCAGCAATAGCACTTTGTTGAGTGCCTACTATCTTGGTTCTTTTATCTTTTCTGTTTTCAATTTCTTGTTCACGATCAGCTTCTGTATTTATTTTTTGTTGGCCTAACTGCATATTGTAGTTAAACTCTAATTCCATTAATTCACGTTTAATTTGTGACTCAACTCTCATTCTTTCTATTTCATAACCAGACTTACCTTTTTCAAACTTAAGTTTAGTATCTAGTTGAGCTTCTGATTTCTGAACTTCTGCAAGAGCTGAAGCTTCACTTGCTTGAGCGTTAGCCTGTCCTTGAGCTTGTATATTAGCTAAGTTAGCAGCTTGTGCAGCTTCTGCAGCTTTTTTACGTTTTAGTTTAATCATTTGATTAGCTAGCTTTAAGTTTCTAACTTGCCTAATGTCTATTGCGTCTTCAAGATTTATACTGCCTGACTGAAGAGCTGCTTGTATATTTTGTTCTAATTGCTCTTTTTCTTTTTCATCTGGAACTAGATCAAAGTAAATACCAAAATCATATAAATGTATAGTTGATAAATCTTCTAATTGTCCAACGTTCCATGTTGATATGCTATTTTTTAAAGCTTCTTTTGTTAATTCAAACTCAATACTGTCAGACGTTCTTAATACTATGTTCTCACAAGTTCTAACTGTTAAATACAAGTAAGCATTTAATATATGTTTTGTGGCAGTATTAGAGTTTGCAGCTGCAAGTTTTTGTAAACCTACCAACGAGTCT